TGAAACTTAACAGAATCCCAGCTTGGGTTGAGGCTATCGTTGGGTCCGTTGATCCGTCTTCCATAACAATGGAAGGTCGGAGCCTTGGACTCCTTGATAGACTCAGTGACGGTCCTCTATTTTCAATCTCCGGAAACGCGAGTAAGTTAAAACTTACCCTCGAACTGAGGGTTGAAAACATGTCAGTTCCGTCTCTGACAGAGATGTCAGTGACAAAAACTGCGACCGGTTCATAAGCCCAATGGCCTTTAGAAAGCCAGATTGGGCTAAGGGCTGGATAAGCACGAGCTTATTGTTACCTCAATTTGAGGTGTTCAAGAGCAAGTGCCCAACTAGTCCTACTAGACTCCTCATTGTACAATACAAGTGCATGGTTGGTGGTGTTGTAACCACCTCCGAGCAATGGATTGTTCGTGAGGAAAGCGCGTCACACGGTACGTAATACTCGGTTAGTGAGTCACCAGTAGCTAATCGACTTGCGTTTCCACAAGGAGAATACATGAATATTAATTCTGCACTCTCTCTAGGGCTTTTGGAAGACATCGGAGAAGTCGATTCCATGTTAACTTCTGACATGAGTCTCGACGCCGTAAATAAGTTTCAGATCGCTCAATCATTTTGGAAGAAATTCCAAGATGAAAAGAGCGAGACTGCTGATATTCTTTGCCTCGAAGACTTCGAAAGAAGTAATCTTGGTTGTAAAGATTTCAGCTTTAAACCTGAATCTTATTTTGAGGAGTTGGTTATCGGTGAGGTTAAAACCCTCTTTGATAACTACTTCTTTAACGGCCCTGATCTGACAATGAAATGGTCGGATGTTTTCGATCATGGCAACGTCGGACCAGGTTCTAGTATAGATGTCGTTTCGTCTAATTTTTATATAAAATTATTCGATTCAACACTTACTAGTACTTCCGAGCTTCTATACAGGTTTTACCTGTATGCCATTATGAGTAACCCTACGTGGTACGCGGCTGAAAAGCTACGTGACCAAAAGTACGGGCACTCGATGGTTGAAGGCAACCGTCTCTCTTTTGTTCCGAAGACGAAGGAAAAGTCGCGTACTGTCTGTACCGAGCCAGTCCTGAACATGTATGTTCAAAAAGGCATCGGATCTTTCTTAGAGAAGGTTCTGTGGAAACAGTTCAAAATTGATCTGTCTAAACAGCCTGAACTCAACAGAAAGCTGGCGAGAGCTGGATCTATCGATGGAAGCTTTGCAACCATTGATTTATCCTGCGCGTCAGACAGCATATCGCTGGAGCTTCTAGAGCAAATTTTACCACCCTATTTTTATGAGTGGTTGAAAATCTCTAGATCACCTCATGTCGTCTACCCAGACGGTCATGTTGGCCAGCTATATATGGTATCGTCTATGGGGAATGGTTTTACTTTTCCCTTACAGACTTTACTATTCGCGACAATCGTGATGGCCTGTTACAAGGTTCTCGGTATTAAACCCGAAATCTTGAAAACTGGGCCCGTGAATTTTGGCATCTTTGGTGATGACATAATCGTCCGAAAGGATAGTTATGCCTTTGTCATCAAAGCGCTTAAACTCTTCGGGTTCACGATTAACGACCACAAGTCGTTTAACTGTGGCCATTTTCGAGAGTCGTGTGGCGGAGATTACTGGAAAGGCCATGATGTTCGTGGTCTTTACCTTAAGAGTCTCCGTACACGTGCCGACGTCTACTCCATC